CTGAGCCTAGTTCAGCCGTATCGCTACCAACTATGACCTGTTCATCCTTAATCATGACTTATCGACTCGTTTTGGGGTATAAACACACCATGGAGAGTCGGGGGTGTTCCTTCCGTATCAAAAAAACGGCCTCCTTTGGCTAAATTGCAGTTTTGGCACAATTGTCTCAGATTCCACAATTCATCGCCTCCACCTAAACGCTTTGGAATCACATGATCTATGTGCATCGGGCCTTCACTTTGGGCGCATTGTTGGCAACACCCATCACGCTTTAACACTAGCTCTCTAATCTTACGCCATTGCCTAGAGCTGCCACCTTTCCAGTTGCTTGACATCAATGCCACCCATGCTTCTTCCAATGTGCTAATGCACCATTGCATATCTTGCCTTGATACCTGTGGTCTATGTATCGTAATGTCCAATCAATCATTCGATAACCATCAAGGTTTCGATACTTGGTATTGCGCATCTGGCCTAAGCCAAAGTGATTGCCATTAGGATTGATAGCTTCTACTCTCCAATTGCTTTCCTTAGTTATCAATAGGTTGAAGCATTGAAACTCTTTGTAGTTAATGATCCGTGAATGTGCATATAGTTTTAATGAATCTATTGATGTTTGTTTCACATCTTTTGTTGCGTGTGCCGGTGTAATGCCAATTACACATAGCACGGCCCAAACCATCAAACATCGGCTGCGAGCTATCCGGCTAACCGGCTCGCTACCTCGTGTAGATGGTAATGATGCTGTCAAGCAAGGAGCGTAATCTTGAGCGAGTCCCACAGGTTTCATCAACATGTGGATAACTCCTGTGGATAACTTTATCATTGGCTTAGCTCAGCAATCCGAGCATCATCCACAATCTTGATGCCAAATGTGCCGCATCCCATGCATTGAGCAAACCATTCATGCTCTGTTAGTTCAGCACCTTTTTTTAATCCAAAGCGTTGTTTAGGCTTTCCATAGAGCTTCTTACAAATAGCGCAATCAAATTGAAGGATGTGCATAATTGCTCCTTATCAATGTTTCAATGGGTTGCAGATTAACCTGTGGCACAGTCCAATTGTTTTGGCTTGTGTTTTTATATCGTGGCTTTTTTGCCACAGCTACGGGCATCCAGCCCACAATGTGCATCTTTGGTGCGTTGCCTGTTACTAACACCGCAATGTCACGATCCTCGCGGTCGCTTTCCTGTATCCACAAATTGCTGTTGGGATTGGCTGACCATTTAACCTCAATGTGTTCGCCCACATCGGCCTTTGATTTATCCCATGTAATGCCAGGTTGATACTCATAACCTAATCGCTTGGCCACAACCATTTCAGCAAGCATTGATTCGCCCATTTGTGCCACATACTCAAACCATGAAAGGTTTTTGACTATGCGTGAGCTGTGGTCGGCTGATTTGTCATGGCAATGTGATATGGCTGCAATCATGCATTGGATTTCCTCAATGCGATCTATCATCGGCAATCACCACAAAACCAAATAATGTTTTCGGTGCGGTCATAGCCTTTTTGGTATCCAAATTGATCTAATCGCCTCAGCTGTGAGCATTTGTCACATTGCTCAATTTTGTATTCTTCTACCAGCACACCATTGCACAGCAATTTTGCTGTCATGCTTTGTGGATGAATAATCTCAATGTAATCGCTCATGGCTACACCTGTGGCTTGTAAGTGCCATCGCTGGTTAGCACATACCATCGAGGTTTGCATTGATTTTCTTTTGCTTTCTCGGTGCAAAAGTAGCCGGCCCAAGCTTTAAGTGCATCGGGTTTGCTTTGATTCCATCGCATTGATCCATGTGAGCACATTGGCACGCCATTGACAGCCCATCCAGTTTCATCAGCTTCTTCGGCTTCTTCTCTGGTCTTATAGCTTGGCACATCGCCAAATTTGCTTGTCCAATAATCATGGTCGGCAGCTGGTGTTTCAATCTTAACCGATGCCATGACCTCTTTAGTGGCCTTTTCCGTGCCACCCATGACCAATGCCATCACGCGCATCAAAGCTGAAGTACAGGTATCTTCGACCATCCAACGCCTCATTTTGTCGCTGTAAGCTGCAAGAAAACCATGTGCATAATCAATGCCGGCAGGATCAATTTCTGTCTGATTGCGCCATGCTTTAGCTTGAACAAGCACATAGCCTTTTTCAGCGTTAAATTCAATGATGTGGGTTTCAAGCCGGCCTTGCGGGTATGTGGCAATCCAGCGATCTGTGCGCTCTTTGTTGCCTTCGTAGTTATCCATAAACGCCATTAGCGCACCGCCTGACCTGATGCATGGCGGCCTACGGCCTTGCCTCGCTGATAGCCATCTTTGTGGCCTTCTTTGTATCCAACCGCATAGCTGCAAATAGCCCATAAAATGCAGGCCACTAACATGAATATAAACAAACCAATTTCACCTGATGTCATTTTTTTGCTCCCGTTTCTGGGAGCCGTGTCTCAGCTCCCGAAATAGAGAGTGACAGGCAAAACCGACAAATTCAAGATTCCCGCGTGGATTGTGGCGTGTCGCTACCAGTTTTTGGCTTGCTCTTTAATCCATTTCCAGCCAACACACCACCCAATGAACCGGTCAAGAAAATTGCCAGCGTCTTTAGAAGATCAATAAAAGCGGCATCATTGGGAGCTTGGGCAGATATTGGCTGAGTCACAAAAATCAATGCATAAGTGATTCCAAGAGTCACAATAAGAAATACCATGGCAAGCGTTGTGCCAATAATTAGAATTAGTTGCGCATGTACTTCTTCTGCGCTACGGCGTCGCTCTGGGCGATGGCGATAATGATCCAATGACATCGCTAGTACAGTTTCCCAATGGGATGCATTGCGGTTTCTGGCATTCCGGCTTTTCCCAATTCTTGAATTCTTGGCATTCATATCGTGTCCATCCTTGATAACCGCAAGCAGTCAGTATTGATAAACCTAAGCAAATCAATACTGCTGCGAGCAGTTTTCGAGTCACTTCTTGTTACCAAATGCCACATCATTTGGGTTAGCCCATCGAGCTAGTACCGGAACGAGTCCAGCTACTAAGCCCAAAGCTAAATCCTTTGGATTGGTATTGCCTGTCATATAGACGGCCAACGCGCCAGCCACAGAGCTTCTCGCCCATGATGCCAGCATTGCTTTTGCTTGATCCATTATTTTTCTCCTTTTGGTCGGTCGGGCAAATCACCCGAAAACGCGCCATAAGTTGGTCGGCCGTAACCGACAACAAATGACCTTGCTCCCAAAGTTCTTGACTTCACCATAACCTCGCCACCATTGCGTTGATCTCCAGCACCTGATGTGTTGCCTTCAATAGTCACAATCTGTTTTTCTGATGCCCGGATAACTAAACCGATGTGATTGATTGTCACCTTGTCATCAATAACAAAATCAAAAAACACAAAGTCACCAATTTTCGGTGTTTCGTGCCATTGCTTGGCTTTCTTAAACGCTTCAGCTCCGGCCTTAGTACTAACCACATTTGGCACTTTCACGCCAGCTTGATCCGCGCACCAATTAAGAAATGACCCACACCATGGCAGCTTGTCGGCTTTCATGTGTTTGCCATACTTTGTCTCATTGTTTCCGGTTTCAGCTGTGCCGACTTCGGCCAAAGCAACCTGAATCAATCGAGGCAATGTGCCTTGTGGAAATGTCACAGTCCGAGTGCCTTCAAATCATCTGCCGTTAGACCGAGTGCAGCGAGTTTTGCTTGTGCAGCTTCTTTTTTGGCCGTGGCATCGGCTTGCTGTTGTGCTTTCCATTGGTCGCATTTTGCAAATGCATCAGTAAACTGCTTCTTTGTAATTGGCTCACATTCTAAGAATTGAATGCCTTCGTAATCTTCGCCAACCTGATACCAACCACCATTTGGGTATAAATAATTTAGAACTTCTACGCTTGTTGCCATTATGGACCTACCTCCAAAAGAATAATTGTTGATGTGTAACTGTTTCTTTGTACCTGAATTGTTCCAGCATTTGGAGCCTTGAATTGTGTTTTGTAGGTTATTGCTGATGTTGTTGCTGGTGAATCTAAAATACTAAAGTTTAGAATTCCAAAATGTTCAATGTTTGTCCACGCTGATGAAGCAGCACCACCTAGAAAAAATGAATTCACGCCCGCGGGTGGATTATGAATTACTGTTGCATCTCTCAATAATTGGATGTCAATAGATACTTCTTGCGCAGCTTTAATAGTTGTATAAGGATGCATGACGAAAACCATTACTCGTGAACTAGCTGAGCTCGGAGTGATGTTAGCCGTAAGAGTTGTGTCTGCATAAGTGTTTGTGGCGTTTGATGTAGATGTGCTGGTAGTCGCAGTCACAACCTGCAAAATTTTGCCGCCTCCGGGTACGGTTGCCCAAGCTGGAACTCCACCTGAAACAGTCAGCATTTGACCATTAGTTCCAATTGGAAGTCTTGTATTTGTGTTAGCTGTTGCCGAACGGTAAGCAATGTCTCCAAGAGTTGTCTCCGGATTTAGAGCTTTGAGAGATGTATCCACCGGCTGCCCAAATGCAGCAAAATCAGCTGGTAAATCAGTTACCAGATCGGTTGCGGTAGGCATCGGCCAGCCGTAATTTGTTGTTGGATTTGCCATTTTTTCTCCTTACGCAACAATCGTTGCATTAATCCAATCCAAAGTTGGATTGACTGTGTTCCATTGTTCTACCACCGGCACATCATTCCATCGCATAGCCTGCAATGAAAATGAAATCGGTGACAAAATCATTGAAACGCTTACCTGATTGTAACGCGCAGAAAATGTCCAGCCTTCAACGAAACCCAGATAAT